GGCTTGCTTGATCAGACTCAAACAAGGTAGCCTTGATAAATCTTTCTTTAGGAAATGTTGGAACTTGAACTGCAAATTGGACTGTATTATACCCTGCTGGAACTAGAATAGAGTATGAAAAGGTTTGGATAGAGGCAACATATACAAATGCATCGGCACCCCACTTAACGTATAGATCAAAATCAGACTTTAGGTTTGCTGGTGGAGTCCAAACAATATTAGCAACTTGCTTGTTTTCACTAATAACTACAGAGTGTGCAATCCAGGCCTCTGGTGGAGTTGTTTCTCTATTTATCTCAGGCTCAACATCTAGTTTATATTTTGGAGACCAGTGAGAAGTTCTGTTTCTATCTTCAGAAACTATTCTATATCTAACTAAATAGTTTTGTGACACTCCGCTAAACGCTGGAAGATCTTGTTTTTTAATTATTACCTTTTTTACTGTTGGATCTGACACTACAGAACATCCATCCCAAACCTAAACTCAATATGGTTTGTAGTATTTGCATTTTTAACAATTGGCTCTGAGTTAGTATTTTTAATTACTGAGTATCCAGACAAACCATAAACTGGATTAGAAGAAGTTGTATTCTCTAGTCTTAAAGCATCTAAACAAATATAGTAGTCATCAGATTCTGCTTCATCTTTAATTACTGTTGCGTAAACCTTTACCACGTCTACAACGCTCCATGTGAACCCAGTGCTCTTGTATAAATTTTCTAATTTTTTCTGTGACACAAAATATCTGTTTGTTGCAAAGTCAACTCCTACATCTGATTCTTTTAAAATTATTTCAAATCTTGCAGATTGGCCAGTTCCATGAACGTCAGACTCTGCAAACTCAACCATTATTCTAACCTCATCTGGCTGGATGCTCGACTCTCCGTCTTTATTGATTACTGAAAATGCTAATCTTAAATCATCAGTTGAAGCATTTTTATCAAAGTCTATTTCTTGACCAGTTAAATGAATATGTTTTGCATTTGATGGAACAACAATTCTTCCTGCTGAAACAGAAAGATTGCTTAAGTCTCCCCGAAGAACCATGATGTTGTTTAAAAATCTACATCTTTCATATCGTGAAGATCTTTCCTGGTTTGTAAAAATTCTGTTATCTGCGTTAGTTTGAAAGGCCTGACTTGTTGTACTTATAATATTATTTGGAGGAGTTGATCCTGAGTCTAACGGTGCATAAATTTGAGAGATAGACACAGCACTGGTTTCACCATGATATTCCCAGTTTTCTGTTTCGTTAAATGCATAAACTGTCTTGCTATCATATGCACCTGCAGTTGGGTTTGCTCCTGCAGACCACACGCCAACCTCTGTTATTTCATATCTTTCTGCTGTAGGTAACTCTGCTGTAAAAACAATTTTTGATTGACCATTTTCAGTAACGTATCCACGAGAGGTTATTGGTACACGAAACATTTCAAAGTCTAATGACTGCTTGCCTGAATAATCTCCAAGCACTCCATCTGAAGCAAGAGGTTTTGCTCCACAGCCAATGGCAATGTGGGAAGCGTAGGCGGGAGCCTGTCCAATAAGATATTTAGCCAAAATATTCTTACCTATATTAGTTATCATTGTTACACCTCTCCATATATTGTACCATTAAGTATCTCGCCACTGTCTAATATTTCTACATCTACCTGCTCATCAGGCTCAAGGGAAGAGACATTTATAACAAGATCCCCAGTAGTTGGGTCTATGTATACAGTCTCTCCGTTTGGACCTGTTCCAGAGTTTGGTAATTTTAACTCTAACTTAATAGGAAAGTTTTTAAAGTATGTATCTGAAGTGTTTTCTAAACTAATTATATTATTTGTATTATATTGAATATAAATATCTTTAAGGTTTCTTATAAGGCTATAGACTACATCTTGTCCATTAATGATGTCATTCCTTGAAATATTAATTAACTCTTGTCCCCCAATATTTTCAAAAACTAGGTCTGACATTATCTCTGGATCTAGTTCAGGGTTGCTAAGTGCAATTAGGGATGGGGTTGCAGGTTTTGTCGATGCCCTGAGTCCTAATTCCAAAATTGCTGCAGATTGATTTGCTACTGCATCTGTTGCCATTAAACTACCTCACTTAGAAATACTGTCATTGATGGACCACTTTGATCTTTTGAATACTCTATATTATACACAACAAACCGACTATCTTTTGGTGCAACCATATTGATTGAGTTATCAACATAATCTAAACTAACTATGTCTCCTAATTGAATCATAGGGTTTGCGAAAATCTTAACACCAACAGATTTTCTTGGCTTCATTATTTTATTAATAACCCAAGACATTAAATTTTCTGCAGCGTCATGGGATTGAATGTATGGAACTTCTAAACTAAAATCTTTTTTACCATAAGACATTCTGCTTGACTTTATGTCTTGATAATCTTTTTTAACTTTAAGTGGTGATATAACTAAATTTGATCCAATTAAATCTGGATTAGCAAGGTTGCTATTTTTTGAAAAATACTCATCAACTGTTAAATCTGTGTTTGACTCTTGAGTAAAAGTTATTCCCTGTATTCTTAAATAGTTTCCAGATGTTGCATCTAGATTTAATGTAGTATCGGTTGCATTAAAGATTAAAAACTCTGCTCCGTAAGATCCTGCCCTAAATCCAGAAACGGTGTAACCCTTTAATCTATTAAAAGTAGGAGATAATTTTGCATATAGTGCTGGATATGCTTGGTCATATTTAATGTTAAATGACGAGGCCTCTCTCATAATTGTTCCAAATTCTTCAAAATACATGTTAAATTTTGGTGGTTCAGCAGAACTTATTCCTGATAGATATGTTCCTTGCACTATTCCGCTCATAGCATACTTCATAAATGATTCATTTGCATTTATTTCAGAATCTCCAAATACTGATGCTATTGGGGCATTAATTTTAAAAGCAGTATTTTGTGAGTAGTTGTTCCCTAAAGCATATATGTTTTCAAACATTACTCTTGAGGAGCCACGAACAAACAGTGCCATATTATTATATACTGGAAGCGGCTTTTCATCATCTACCTCTGCAATAAGGTTATTATTTATGTATAAAAAGAATCTTCTTCTTGTTCCTATATCCTGGTATTCAACAGATAGGTCATAGACTGTTGGGTTTTCTTCTGTAGCCATTCTATATTGACCAGTAAACTTCCCATCATCAACTATGATACCTGCTAAGCCTTCATACAATTTAATTGGAATAGCAGATGAGCCAGATGCTTTTATCTTATAAAATATTACATCGTGTACATTTTGCTTTTGAGAATCATTTAAGTTGTTTGCTCCTAAAGCAACAATTTCAAAATAGTATCCGTTATTTGTTGCTGGATTAATCATTACGGCAAGCCCACCAGATCCACCAACCACGCTTATACTTTTATCTGGAGTAGTTCCTGGAACTGTAAAATATGTAGAAGCACCAACAGAAGTTTGTCCACGATTACCATCATTTTCAATTTTTCCAACAATTCTCATTCTAGTTCCAAAGTGTTTATACTTATTATCTAATGGTTTATATACATAAGAAATAAAATCAAGCGGTGATTCTGTTGTAGTAAATCCTGGACCATTCATAATTAAGGCCGATGACTGTACTGTTCCTGTCTGTGTTGATAACATACCATTTATGCTTGACTCAGATATATACTTTGATGCTAAAGCATTTTTAATAATTCCATTTCTTGATGTCTTTTGTGCAAGAGTATTATTTATTCCTGCAGCACCGACAGTTGTTGCTGGAGGGGTTTGATCTAGTCTAAACAAATACTTTGACTCCATAGTGCATCCACGAACATTTTCATTGTTAGACCAGTAAGGGCTAACTCCTGCTGAGTGTAAAGCAACTGGTGTTCCAAATTGCCCTCTTCCGTGTTTTGCTACTACCCCATTTTTAAGTTTTGTAACTCCAAGAACTTCTTCATAGTTTGGCTCAGCGTATATCCTTACTAAGCCTGTTGGATAAATTTTTCCATTAAACGGTAATGATGAAAAATATTTTTCGTATTCCTGAACACTGTTGATCCAGACATTGCCAGTACCAGAAATATTATACTCAACTGCATCATACTTAATAATCTCTCCATTTGAATAAAAGTATCCGTTATATCTTGTTATAAAGAAAACACCTTCTCCAAGATCCATAACATTGTCAACAACTATATTATTTTTGACTGATGGAACAGATGATGACAGGTTTGAATTTAAAGGTATTGCACTTAATGCATAGGTTGATTGGTTTTGAATTTCTTGATTCACAGACTTTGTGCCTTCTGATCCCCCTAGTTCCCAAAGAACTACTGGCTTATATACCCAGATTTTTTCGTTATCTACAAGACTTGCCTGCTTTATTGTTCCAACTGATCTTTCTATAGATCTTGCAGTATAAGTAATCTTTCCATCATTATAAACCTCATTATCCTGAGATGTTATCTCTAAGATGTTTGAAAGTTTGCTATTTGTTCTTTCATTTTTAACAACACCTGTGTCAGAAAAATCTGTAGTCCCATAAAGGGTTACGTCTATTGGTCTTTGGTTAACTGATGGCATAATATAATCCTTGCTCATCATAACAAAATTATTATACTCATCAAAGAACATCGCTGTCTGAGTTGATATTGCAAGTTCTTCCAATACTTCTGCCACACTTTTTTCTGGAGGAATAAAGAAGAAAGGAATAATAACCTCAGACTCACCCTCAACTCTTTTAAAAACATAGTTGGAGAATCCAATAGAATCAAGTAGTAACGATACAGCAGAACTAACAGATGTATTTGTAAGTAGGATTTGTGGTGCAATCTGTGACTCAAAGTAAAAATACAAATCTCTAAGTTCTATGGATACTTGCTTAGATTGATTATCTAGTTTTGGAAAACCATCAGAGTACATTGTTTTGATTGGTAGGTAATATTCAACTCCAGAATTATCTGTAATAACTTCGTAGAGTTTAAACTGAATATTTTTAGAAACATACTTGCTAATAATGCTTAAAGTATTCGATGTATGAAAGGCATCATCAAAATCAAATAAAGAAATTGATCCTGTTGAAGCAAGAAGTTGTCCTACTGGCAATCCGCTAACTCCTAAATCAGAAGCACTTTTATTAACAGAAAATTCTAATACTC